GGAGCCGGTAGAGCAGACTTATTGGCCAAAGATTCTAAGCCCTGTAATCTCGTTGCTACATTTCGTATTCATGAAAACAAATTACAGATGACTGTATTCAATAGGTCTAATGATTTAATCTGGGGGTGTTGCGGAGCTAATGCTGTTCATTTCGCAATTATGCAAGAATATATTGCCGGGATGCTTGGTATTGAGATGGGTGATTATTATCAGATATCAACTAATCTTCATTTGTACCAGGACCATATTCGTATGTTCCAAAAACGCATAGGAGATCATCAGGGCAAAAGTCTTAATTATTTTCTCACAGATATTAGTGACTATGGACCAACACAACCATTGATAACGCACCATGAATCTTTTGATGCTGACCTAGAAGACACTATGACATGTATTGATGGTATCCAACGTAATGGTGATGGTTATGATGGTACTATCGCGAATTTGTTTCTGAGGGAGACAGTTATTCCTATGGCTCGGGCACATTGGAAATATAAGAATACACTAAAGATTGATGCATTAGATGAAATAAATAAAGTGTCTGCTCCTGACTGGAAACAAGCAGGGAAAGAGTGGTTGGAAAGACGGATAAAGGTGACAGCATGAGTGACTTCAATCCAATCAAAGCTGCTCGTGAAGAACTGGTCGCACTTAATGAAATGGAAGCAACGATTAGGAGACGTGAGCAGAAATGTGAACTACAAATTAGTGAGGCTGAAACTGAACTAAACGCTGTGCGTAAGATTCTTGGCTATGTAAAACTTCAAATTGAGCGAGCACGTGAATGTCTGCAAAAACTAGAACAGGAGCACTAAATGGCTGATGATGACCCTGTAAGGTTAGATACGAGACTAGCTGGCCAAATCAGACGATATCACACATGGCCAATCACTGGTCAGCAAACTGTGGCTGAGCATACGTGGCAGATGCTGAGAATCTATTTCAGTGTCACTGCAAAGTTTGAGCTTCATATCATTCATCATATTCAATTCCACGATATAGGAGAGCATCTGACTGGCGACGCACCATATCCGGTAAAGAGTGAAAATCCACAATTGAAAGAACAGATGGATATATTAGAACAACAGTCATTGGCTAAACAGTGTGATTATTGGGAAGCTTTCAAACCTCTACCTTTAACTTTTGAGGAAAGGAAATTCTGCAAACAAATTGAACTTATTGAAATGGCTGAGTTCGGTTTAGACCAAATGTGTTTGGGAAACAAACATGGTTTCATCATTGCTAATCGTTGCTTACAAGCTGTGTATAAGATGCAACCTCCACCTTGTCATCAGTTAGTTCAGTATGTTACAAAAAGGCTACAGTTGTTTTTCCAACAGTACAAAGGTGATCAATGCTCACCGGAACGTTGGTGGGATATAACTTTATGGGAGGAACTACTACATGACGGCAAATGAGAGACAAGTTGGCGGTCAGCACTACAAGACAGAGTATGAGCATTGGGATCTTGCTGTTATTATCCCAATACATTACCTTGAAGCTACCGCGACCAAGTATGTTTCACGATGGCGTAAAAAGCACGGCATTGAAGATTTACAGAAAGCAGGGCACTATCTTGATAAACTAATAGAAGTCGCTGATTATAAATTGGAGCGTAATCTTACAAAAAGCGAAATTGGGGCTGAGGTAAACCGGTATTCCTTGGCAAACGGTCTAACTGTATTGGAAGAAGAATTCATTGTTTGCTTGTCTACTTATGAAACTAGCATTGATTTACACCACGCACAATGCATACTTGAAGAAATTATAACTGAAGCTGAGTTGGAGATTGCAAAACGTGATAGTGACCCATTCTATCCGGGCAGTCCAGAAGATGGTGGACATCATGATGAACGGTAGGCATCAAGCCTTTTTAAAGCCCGCTGGTGCGCTTGTCCAGCTGCCCCCTACCTACCCACACCCCCCTAGGTCAAAACGCACCAGTGGCCACGGCTGGCCAGTCTAGAGGCATCGTAGAATAAACTATGGCCGCTAAAGCCAAACCCACTTTTGATCAATATCCATTATTCACGCCACAGAGCGATTGGCAATCACCAACTGAACTACCGGATTTATCCAAGGAGACTGAAATTGCTATTGATACAGAAACCAGGGACGATCTTCTTGGTAGGGATAGAGGACCAGGATTCTATGCTTACGAACGAGGCTCTAATACAGGATTCATATGTGGAATATCCGCTGCTTGGCGAGACCAGTCTATTTATATCCCCATTCGACATTATGATTCAGACTGCTTATCTATGTCATCTGTGGCTTCCTGGCTCAAATATACGGCTGCACAAAGTCACACAAGATTCATATTTCACAATTTCCAGTACGATTGGGGATGGTTGGAGGCGGTATTCCGAATACCGCCTCCAACACTCCTTGATGACACCGCTGCCATGGCATCTATGGTTAACGAAAACCTAGATTCGTTTTCTCTTGATGCATTATGTCAATGGCAAGGATTACCGGGTAAGGACGAGTCGCTTCTACTAGAAGTGATGGGTCACTATAAAGTAAAAGTAAAAGATACTAAGAAGTACCTCTGGCAGTTACCGGCACGGTTCGTTGGACCATATGCAGAACAAGACGCTAGAAGCACTCTTGAATTAGCACAAAGATTACGACCATTGTTGGCAGAAGAACAACTAGAAAATGCATATCAAATAGAGCGAGATTTATTTCCTATAACGTTGAAGATGAAACAACGTGGCATCCGTGTAGATGTAGTCAAAACCAATGAATTAAAGTCTCAGATAGAAGAACGTTGCAAAGAAGATTTATATAAACTCAGTTGTGAGTTGCGACAAAAAGTAGAAATAAAGCACATCCGATCTAACCGTTGGTTACAGACATTATTTGATGAACGTGGTTGGGATTATCCTAGAACAGGACGAACCGCAAAGTTTCCAATTGGGCAACCTAGTTTCGAAAAGAATTTTATGGAGCATCATCAAGAATGGATTCCACGGACTATTCATAAAGCAAAACATTGGACTGATATGTCAGATAAGTTTCTACAGAAATTCATTCTGGATTATCAACATCATAGCCGGGTGCACCCCACTGTCAACCAGTTTCGAAGTGAAGAAGGTGGTGCTAGAAGTCATCGGTTTAGCTATTCTGATCCAGCACTACAACAGATACCTAGCCGGGATGACGACTACGCCAATCTTATTCGTTCATGCTTTATACCAGAAGACGGCGAAATCTGGTGTAGCATAGACTACCGGCAACAGGAGTATAGACTCATCGTATTTGTTGCAGAAATGCTAAGAACGAAAGGTGCGGTGATTGCAGCCAACCGGTATCGTAAAGATCCTTCTACAGATTTTCATGACTACGTTGCAGCCATCACCCGGTTGCCACGACGACGAGCCAAGGATGTCAATTTCGCGAAAAGCTATGGTGCTGGTGTGAAGAAATTTGCTTTGATGACTGGTATGAATGAAGAAGAAGCTAAAACAACGATGGAGCAGTATGACCGGGAATTACCGTTTGTTCGTGAAACTGCCGAATGGTTTACACGACGAGCAGCAGATCGTGGATACATAAAAATGATTGATGGTGCTCGCGGACATTTTAATCAGTGGGAACCAGTATACAGAGACTATGCATTAGAGTATGAACGTAAGAAAGATAATCCCAATATTGACACTTCACCATGTGGTGATATTGAATATGCGAGTCGTAAAAATGATCCTAAGCATCCGTGGTATGGTGAACGAGAGAAATTAGCCTTTACACATAAGGCATTTAATAGAATGATCCAAGGTAGTGCTGCGCGGCAAATTAAGAAGGCAATGGTAGATATATACAAAGCTGGATTCCAACCGATACTCCAATTGCATGATGAACTATGCTTTAGTTTAGCATCTAAGAAGGATGCTCAATTTCTAGCTGAAATCATGGAAAATGCTGTTCCATCAGTCACTATTCCTATGACAACTGATATTGAATTTGGACCAAGTTGGGGAGAATTAAAGAAATAATATGTGATGAAAATAATTTTGTATAGCACTCGGTCAGGGGCTTGCAATTTCTGGTAGAGTATGCTAAGTAGATATTGTCTAAACCAATGGAGGATCATTATGAGTCAAACTGCTGCTAACGAAGCCAAGGCTGAGGGAATGAAGAAAGAGCCAAAGGCACCCAAGGAAGCCAAGGAAAAGGTCGCAAAGCCTCCGAAGGAAAAGAAGGAGAGAACTGGAGTTTCCCGGCCTCGGCTTCCCAAGTTTCCCGATGAGTGGGTCATTACTGTATTGAAGCCGAACGCCAAGCGGGAAGCTTCTGGGCTTCGGTTCAACGAGTATCGGACCGGTATGACGGTCAAGGAATACGTCGATCACATGACTGCTCCACCGTGGAACAGGACAGTTGGTCAGGTATTCGGCGACATGCGATGGGATACCGAAGAGCATCGCAAGTTTGTCCATATCGGCCCGGAGGTCGTGCCTGTTCCGGCTCCGGCTCCTCAAGCGGCTCCTACGCCTGCGACACCTCCTGCGACACCTGCGGCATAACGACGCAGACACTTAAGACCCTCGCTAGGATCCTAGCGGGGGTTTTTTGGATTGAACGTTATGAACTTGATCGTATTGGACATTGAAACGTCAGATTTAGACCCGGCTAAAGGAGCCGAAGTTGTAGAACTTGCTTGGATCAAACTCTCAAACTTTGGGGATGATCAGGGAGGATGGGGGAAAGTCCAAACCCATGAATCATATATTCAATACTCTGGTTCTATGTCCCCTCATGCTCAAGCTATACATCATATTCCTGCAGAGAGACTTACTAGAGAACAAGGAGCTATTCCAAAATCTCAAGCTATAGAACATCTATTACAACATTCAACAGATTCTGTTATGATTGCTCATAATAGTGCATTTGACTCACAATTCTTCCCAGAAATTAAGAGACCTTGGATCTGTACTCTACGATCAGCAAAGCACATCTGGCCTAATGCTCCCGGCTACAGTAATCAAGTCCTCCGCTATTGGCTGAAAGTAAACCCAGAAGTTGGAAATAGATATCCACATCAAGCATATTATGATGTAGCAACAACGACTGAAATCCTATTAAAGATGCTCGAGAAATACACTCCTGATCAATTGTTACATTTAACTAGATCACCAATTCAATTGAATAAAATAGGATTTGGTAAACATCGAGGGATGCCATTTGACCAGATACCTCAAGACTATCTTCGGTGGCTCCGGCAACAACCGAATCTAGACGCTGATGTAAAGAACACTGTGGACTCAATCTTAAAACGAGGTTAAGTTCAGTATTGCAATCCTATTTTAGTTGTGCTACAATACTACTATAACGTTGATGAAACAACGTTATGCATAGACCGCGCCTTAGCTAGGAACTGTTTTGGGGACAAGTGCACAGATGGGAACCCACCCGAAACAGAACCTTACGCAGACCTTGATACCGGGATAAGCCGGAGGGGATGCCAACAGGCCGGAAACTTGCCGGGTAGGACTACCCGCCCCCTTTTTTGGAGGGTAAATACAGTGGATAAGAAAAAAGGCGAACTGGATAGAATACTGGAGTGCTTAGATAGTGGTGGAGTAAAGCCTAGAGTACGTGAATACGTAGGCTTTGATAATGCCATTAAGAACGCTAAACGGAAAAAGATAATTATAATAATGACAGCCCGCAAGCGCAAGCATCTGGCTAGTTTAGAGATAACAGACTAGCGATGCACCACACATGGGCAAGGATGGTGACCTAAGATTTCTTTTCCGCAATAAACTTCGCGATTTCCAATGGACTTCTGTAGAGACTGCCGGGACTATGAGCGGTGTCCCTGACTCAGAATTCTGTACTCCTAATGGAAATCAAGGTTGGATTGAATTTAAACGAACAAGCATTTTTCACGTTCAAGTAAAAACTTTCCAGGTTTCATGGCTTATGCGACGTTGCCGGTATGGTGGCAACGCCTGGATTGCTGTACGACGTGTTCCTTCTTCTAAAAAGGAACACGGTGTTGACCAATTATGGTTGATGCGTGGAGATCAGGCTCAGGCTCTATTTGATCATGGACTAGAATATGTCTACGCGACTTGCTGGGAAGGCGGTCCTAGCAATTGGAATTATGGTGAGATTTCCAATATACTTTCAGGCTTTTAATCCTAAACAATTAGTGGTACAATGCTATTTGGGCAACCAAGGAGCATGTTCCAATGTTCAAAGTAGAAGTGTTTGTGGATGACAAAAAACTAAGCGATGTGCTTAGAGCTTTGACCGGCCTCGTTCGAGGTCAACCGGCAGTAATGCCGGTTGAAAACGTGGTCGAAGAGACTGATACAATCAAAGCCAAATCTAACGGTAGCTTGATAGGTTTGTTTGAACAGCACCTTACCAAGATAAGAAGTTCTACCATCACTCCGGCTGAAATTCAAACATGGCTGGAGAAAATTG